GTAGTCTTTCCAATGTCCAGTTTCAGGGCATCAGCTTGGTTATCCTTCAATTCGTCCACTGAGGTGAACCCAGACGGAACAAACTGGTGCTGTTTCAGGTAGTCATAGGAAGCGTTGACCATGGGAGCCTTCAACACTCCCTTGAAGGTCCCAAAATCAATAAAGTCCTGATACATTACATCTAGCAAGTCTTCAATTACGATATTCTGGATAGACTTATAGAAAAGCCGTTCCGTTACGAATGCAGCCTTACAGCTAGAAAATGATGTGGACTCGTAATCCCCAACCAGAGAGTTATAGGTAATGTGCAACGCTGAAGCAATTTCCTTGAGCATCGCTTTGGAAAAGCCCTCAAAGGCGTTGTTTGGATGGGTAGGGGCCAAAAGCTTTGCATCGGATCCGATGGGCAGGGACAGGGCGGAACCGGGTTCAATGTCGGTCGGGAAGTCCTGGCCCTGGGCATCCTTGGGGCCTCCATAGGCATCCTCATCCGCGTCCGCCCTTGTGGTAAAGAAGATGGCCGTAACGGCTTGGAGCCGTGCCGCGATTACCTCGGCCTCACGGTATCCCTCAAGCTGATTCAGGGAGAACAGTACGGGAGTTGTCCAGGGAAGCCCCCGTGTGTCATTTACCCGGTATGGGTTTTCAACCAGATGGATGATCTCGCTGGCCGGGATAGGCTCGGTTTTACAGGCTCCTTCTGCCGGGTGGCCATTGGTAATCAGGTGATAAGCAACAACACGGTTGTACTGGTCAACCTCAACACCGTTATAGACAGTGTTACCGCTAGCCGATGTCGTTCTACCTAGAGCCTTCAGGCAATCGTTATCAATAAGCTGATACTGGATACCGTATTTACCGAAGCCTTTTAGCTTCCTGATGATGACTTCACCATCTGTAGCCAGAATATCCAGGATGATATAGATGAATGACTTCAGAGTATGCCTTGCCGACACTTCAAATACACCCTTACGGGTGAAATCAGCCCATCCATCCTCAACCATGCTGTTTAGGGTGCCGTGCAAGGCTTTCTTGGTATTGTTCACCCGGCCCTGAAGGGTGAACCCTGAGTCACCGTAAACATTGGTTTTCAGAGCCCAGACATAGTTGGAAATGAAGGGGCTGTTCCTGCGCAGTTCCCGGCTAACGCCCCGGATCCGTTGAAGCTCACTGGCCTTTTCCTGGGTTGGGCTAGTGATCGGGGCAAAGATGTTACTCGTAAACCTATTGATGTCTGCCGCATCAAAGAAGGAACGGATAGCCTGATGCTTGCCGGAAGATTGGCTACGCTTGATATCTCTCTGCCTAAATTCGTCTACGGTTGCCTTATACTCGTTAACGGAGTTAAGAGTATCGGTAAGGCTCTGTTCCAATGCTTCAATCTTGAACGTCTTTTTACTCTTAAAATTCATTATAATTCCTTAGCTATACCGGCCAAACTGAAACTTGACCACCTTCATAGGGTTGATGCCATTCTCTTTTTCAACTAGCCGATGGAAATAGGCTCTGGCCTTCTGTAAATCTCCAAACGGCATCTTCTTAATTGACCTACCACTGATCATAATTTCTTGAATGCCATCCATTTGACCGTTCATCACCGCGCAAATAGCGTCATAGGTGATCTTGTTCTGTGTCCTGCCATCAAAAGCCGGGGCTGAAGCTGAAAGGTCAGCCTCAATGACAAAGTTCCCATCCACAATCTTGTAACGTTCCCCAGGTACAGTGGATACAACGAACACTTGAACGTTGTAAGTCCCTGGTAGCCATGCCTGGGTAACGGTTGAGGCTACATTTATGTCAAAGTCCACATTGTTTGGGTTTGTGCTGGACTGAAACGTAACTGCCGGACTTCCAGGCAGTTTCAGGGCATACAGCAAATGGTAATTTGAGCTAGCCGGATACGGATAACCATACTGAGGATCATTCTGAAGTTCCTGGATGTTGATGGAACTAGACAGAATGGTGAACCGGATTGAGTCACCAGCGCACAAGGTAGAAATGGGCAATACGTCATTAAGTATCATGTGTCTCTCTGATACCTAATTCTGTTTATTGCTAATAACGTTTACGGAAGCCACCAACAAACGAGTTCCCGGCCCTCTGGGGTGATCGTCTGGCCTGATTCACCGGCTGCACCGGCCTGGATGGCTGTTCAACCCGGACTTGAACCGGTGCAGGGGCCTCCACAACCAGCCGGGGTTCTGGCCTGGGCGATGGCTTGACCTTGGGTCTCTCAACCGGTTCCGGGGCCTCTGGCATGGCCAATGCCCCCTGCCCTTCGTCATCCTCTGGCCCATCTGGGGTTTGTGCCTGGTTAAAACTGTCCACCAGGGCATCGAGTTCCCCGCGCCGGTTGTCCATGGCCATGAGGCCCACGCTGTAGACCAGCAAATCAAGGGCCTCATTCCTGGCCCTGATCTGTTTGTATGTGTGGACCTTATTACCGTTGTTGAATATCTCCACTGACTTTTCCGCGAATAGCTGCCTAAAGTATTCTTGGTCAAGCGTCATTGGAAAATGGATCAAGTCATTACCGATTATGTGGTTATAGACCATATCCTTAGCGTTGGTTGTGCCAAAGCCCCAAGTCCTGACCTTCTTATGCCCTGATTCCGTATACTTCCTGGGAAGCAATGGAGCCCCGATGGTCTTAGCACCAAAGATACCCAGGAACCGGGGATACTTGCCCTTAACAAAGTCTAGGGTTTGCTGAGTCCATCCGCCCTGGGTATCAATTCCAACCCTGGATATCGTGATAGGGTTACCGTTTTCGTGCTGGTAAACCTTGTTGGCAATCTTCTGTAGCTCAACCCAGGTTTCGGGGGATGCTGGGGAACCGTCGATAATCCCATGATCGATGAGCCAACATTCCCAATTCTTTCCCCAACCGGTAACGGAATACTGGAGATAACTAGGGCTGGAACCTTCATCCCTGGGGGTTCCTTGAACGTCTACCGTCATGTTCAGGTATCCAACCCCATAGGGTACCTCAGCGTGATATTCTTCACGCTTGTTATAAAGTCCCTCTGCCGATGTGCGGATATTTACATCCTCATCGTATGGGACGCCTAACGTTTCATTCTTAAATTGCTGTCTGGAGATTGGATCTTTACACTTTTCCAGCCATTCCTTTACGATGTTCTCCAAGTTGGTCAGTGGGCTATAAAGCTGGGAAATCCGAAACCCGGCAACGGCTTCACGCTCCGGGGATAGGTTGGTTTTCCTCCATACTCCCTTGCGTAACATGCTGATACGCTGGGCATCGGTAATCTGACAGCCGCAGGCTTCATTGACGCACTGGTAGTAAACCTTTTCCCGTAGGTCATAGGTTCCATCTGGCAACTTGCAATGGCCAAACTTCACGTTCTCCCATACAAGTTCCTGATAGTACCCACACTTCACACAGGGAACTTCCCTTACCCGCATATCTGAAAGGTTTTCATACAGGGTATAGATATCACCCTTCAAACCGGTAACGGTTGGAGTGCTGATGTAGACTTTCTTAGCTCCATAGTTTTCCCAAGTTTTGCAGCGGCTAGAGGCAAGGTCGATAGGATGGCCATAGATGGGGATAGCGCGATACTTTCCAATTTCATCAGCAAAGTAGTACTTGGCTGCATATCCCGCAAGCTTGTTTGCGGATTGAGCCCCATACATCTTGATGAAACCACCGTCAAACTTCTTTTCGTTGAGGGTATTTGATGCTTCCTTGCCCCTATTTGCCGCAAAAACACCATCTAAAGCTTTACAGTTATCGATGATATTCATGAAATCATTCTTACTGAATGCTTTTGCGTCTGAGTCGATACCCCTGGTATACAGGATTGGTGCGGGATCATTGGCAATAATATAGGCCATCATCGTTGTAATGGTCTGGGTTTTACCAATCTGGGATGAGGCTACAAAGATAACCTGTTTGATCTTAGGGTCAGCAATGGTATCAAGTATCTCATTCTGGAATGAAAAGAAGGTGGGATCATAGAAACCCGCGTTGATCGATTGACCAGCCGGGATATAGATATTCTCAGAGGCCCACACATGAGGTTGCTGGAATGGTTTGGGCCGGTAATACTCCCTGGCCTCTTTCAACAGTGTCCTAGCTGCTCTCATTGGGTATCCGCCAGTTCCTCAAGGAACTGAGATTTAATCTTCTCAGCCTCAAGCTTCTTTTCCGCATACGGCATATCCCCTGATATGGCCATGGCTACCTTGTGCGGCATCTGATTGAGCACCCTAGCAGCCCTGGAAATGTGCTTTACCATTTCGGCCTTGGCATCCGCAGCTAGCACAAGCAAACCTTCTTCCTTGTCAGCCTTCATGACTGCCAGACGGGTCTTAGCCTGCTGTTCCTTGAACTCCTCTTCCCTTAAATCAGTTGGGGACCAATTAAGCCCCCTTTTATATTTTTCAAGGCAATAATCGACGTACCACGTAACGACAGACGGAACATCGTACATGACATTTTTTCCGTCAACGCGGATA